CCCCTGGTGCCGAGGGTTCTGCCTCGACACGGAGTCACGCTCACTAGAAATTGTGACAGATTGAAACCGAGCTATGCTCGGAAAAATCCTCTGTAACAACTCATCGTTGTAAGCATAACTCGTCCCCCGTTCGCATTGCGATCCGAGGCCCCGCACAGTCACCGTACGGTAAGGGTTTATTAATTACTCCTGCTGGATAGCCCCCCTAGGCTTCCACATTTAATTTCTAAGGAGTGTCTGTCTCCAAAAGGTCCAACCTTACTGTGAAGGAGGGGAATTATCTTTAGCTACCCTGTAAATTACAGGGCAACCAGTGAAAAATCCCAACTGAAAATCTTCACCAACGCTGACAAAGTCAGCCATGCCCGCCATTCGGTCGGTTGCTGGATATGTCCATGTTCCACCTACGTCATGTGTTGCGCCTTGCGCAAACATAATACTATTCAAATTGCCTGCATACTTCGCAGGGTGAAATCTATAATTGGTGTAAAATGGAATCTCCACTTCTAAGACGGGGTTGTTTGTGGGATGGGTGGCATGTGATCCATCCCATGTATGAGGCAGAGCAGTCAAAAATTGCCTTGTCTGAGTACTCCGTGGCTGTACTGTGGATACAGCCGTAGCGAAATTGGGCGAACCAGGTACGGTAACGGATCCCTCATGCCGTGTAGCGTACCATACATCATCTGTTGAACCACCAATCCTAATATACTTGTGTCGCAGGCCTCCCCTCCGACAAGTAAAAGCAGGTGTCACATAGTTCAACAAAGTCATTTCCACGAAATTGTATAACGTGAAAGGAGATGGAGTGGATGTGAAATCAATAGCTCCTGGCGCATAACCGCGATATAATGGAAAATTGGGTAAAGATTCAAATGCTCCAACAACATTCAATCCTCCCGCATCTCTATTAGCTGCGGATTGCTGATAAGTCCAAAGACGGTATTTTTCATACCGTTTAAGAGCCTGGCGAAAAGAAACAACTGGATCGCCAAAATACACATCAATCGTATGGTCGGTCGGAGTTGTAAAACTTGCAACATTCTCCGAAGCCATCATCTTCAATGGTTCATTTTCTGACTTAGTTTCGTCAGCGTCAGGATGAGAAGACTCACCCGACTGAGGTACAAACTCTATGTCCTTCAACGATACACCTCTCTTTCCACCTTGTGGTGTAAAATAAGTGTAATCTTTAATGTTTTCAGACGTGGGATTGTATACCTCGAAATTGTCTCCAGCCGAAACAAAAACATTAATTGTAACATCATTGTTTACGGTTGAATTCGGTGACGTAAGATCGTTGACAACATACACCGACAATACACCATTCCCACGATCTCCAGGGGAGGTCAAAATGGGTGTTGTACGCCATGGTAGCGGATCAACTCCGGGATCTTTATGTCTGGCCATTGAAATTCCTTGGCCCCAACCAATTTCAATGACGAAATCTTTCTCTTTGGCAATATCAATAATGTGAGTGTAATTTGTATTATACTCGTCTGCCTCATGAAAGACCGGGTCGTATGATATCCTTAAACGGCCCTTGTGATATGCGGAGCATACCACTTGAAAGCGGAACTTAATATTCCCCCTCCAGTGTTCGAACGGTAATGCCGCAAAACAACAAGCGGGGAAATGTAGTTCGAGGGGATCACCTCGCTGGTTCCATAATACTGGACTTACATCAGTAGAAAACAATAAATCTTCAGCTCCAGCGCTCGTAGCCCACCCAAAAGACGTCAACCAACTCTCCCGCGTAGCGATTGATTTAATGGTCATTTCGTCTTGTGAGCCAAGGCCCATTGCTCGAGGATCTATTGTAATCTCCTGTTTCGCATCTAGCGTCAACTTTGTTGACGTGTCAGGCACATTTGTATTGGCCATCACGCCTAAATAAGTTGGTTTATACGATTGTATTGGACCCAACTCAATAGGACGCGAATAGCCAAACATTGTTGCGACATTCGAAACTGCTGATGCTGCTAATTGTGTAGCTTTGGCAAATGGTGATATACCGGGCACGTTTTCTAGTGCACCGGCCACCTTAGCGATAGTCCCAGCAGGTTTGCTGACAGGACCGTTCCCATATTCATCGTCCCCCGAACCAGATTGCGGTGAAAGCGTAGCCGGTTCAACAGATGTGGGAACAGCCAATGAGACTTCTTCTGCCCATGCAAACACGGATACAGTAATAGGATCTGTACCCCCGTTGGCATGCTTAAGTTCTTGCATTCCATGAATAATGATCTGACCCATCTGGCGCCACTCAGACGAAGGGATAGACAATGCATTTCTGTACCAAACAAACGGTA